ATCACATTACCCCGAGCTCCTGAGGGAACAGAGGGATGTGAGTCCTAGGCAGCAACTTCAAGCGATTCAGACGTAACTCCCCGTCCTCAGATAGGACGGACGTCTCAATCGGGATGCCATTCACCGGCCGGTCGTCAGTGACGTCCAGCCAGTGAAGATAGCACCCAAGTTGCAGCCGTCTCAGCTCGCTAGGCCTCGTTCGTTGCTTACGAACGAGTCGAGCGAGCGGTCTGATACCATGCCGAACGAGGATATCTCGTCGGTCCATATCATCACCCCCGTGAAGGGGCTTTGGTACGGTCTCTGAGAATAAATCCCAGAGAGCATGATACCGGGGGTCGCATATGCCACCCACGGAATCGGCCCACCGCCTCAAAGAATTAAGGAGATGGATCCAATCAGACACGTCTACGGGGACCTTACGCACATAAAAGGGCGTAATGTCCACGCCGGCATTATAATGCTTCCCGCAGGACTCCCTAAAGGGACCCGACGAGAATGACTTCTTTGCGTTCACGGTAAAACCGAAAAACGCCAGAGTGTCAACAAGCTGGGAGTAAATCCCAACAGGGCAGATAATGTCGTCTCCGTAGACAGAGATTCGACCTTTGATGCCTAAGTGGTACGCAACGGCTCGAGTAATTGCCCAAAATAAGAGGCTCTCGAGCTCGAAGGTGAACGCATTGCCCATGGAGGAGAACATCTCGTTGAGATGCCATTCTCCATCAATCCTCGTTTCCGGGGATCGGACGTCGTCCATCAAATAGTACCACTCATCGGGGAGGAGTCGCAAAACCAGCTGGTATGTGACAGAGTCACTAGCAGATGATAGGTCGACTGTGGCGAGGTTACCCTCGCTACTACCCTCGAACGCAAGACGCTGGTTAAGCGTCTGGTCGTTAAGGTCAACCCCAACGCGCTTGAGCCGTCGACGAATTGAATCGCCGATAGCCTTCTGCACGTACATGTTATAATCGGGCTCCTTACAGGCGCACCGATCGATAACGGTCGATTTCGGAACTGTGAACATCACATTACCGCGCACGCAACGAAAGTCGCGTGGGGCCCACTGCACCGAACGAGTCAGCGCAAGGAAGTGCATGATTGCACCTTCTGTGATGTCTGAACCCTCAAGGTATTTTCGGGCGATCGTACCGTAACCCCGCTTCACCGAAGTGGAGGCACCACCTGAAAAGCTTCCACGAAGGAAGTCAGGGGTGTCGCCGAGAACGCTAGCGACGAATCGCCTAGCGGTATCTGCGATCTGGGGTGCATCAACCGGGAAGCCGTCACTAGTAAAAATGACGTCTTCTTCCGACATGTGCATTAAACGAACGTTGGTCTCCCTGTTGGTGACCTCGCAAGCGAGCCATTTATTAATGGCCCGCTCACGTCTCACTGCCGGAGGATCCGAATATTCTGGATCCAAGAGTTTCGACTCAAACTCCTTGAGCAAATACTTTGCTTTTGGAGAATTGTCTGACTCTAACTCGTGGACAAGGAGTTCACGAAATGCAGTATAGAGATGTCGGGGAGTTGCAAACGACTGATGTCTGTTTGTAGCTTTCACGGGTTATTACCTCGTTAGCGAACCAGAAAGGTTCTGGGGTACCGATAGGTCGGGCAGCACCATGCTACCCAATAGGGCACAGATAGCCTATGGCGATCAACCATTCTTGCGTCAGTGCGAAAGCACATCCCGCAGGGGTGGTCAACCACATAAGGCCAGCTGCGCCCAGAATACCGAGAATGACCAACGTCATTCCTAGTAAACGCCCTCGACTTTAACGAGGGCATCGTTGATGAGGACCTTGCCGGTTCCCAGGGCGCTGGCCATAAGGCCGATAGCGTCCGTGCGTTCCTGCTCGGTCGAAGTCTCATCAAACGAAGCGGACAAGTTAACGTAACTCGTCCGCACGACCTTCGGTGCACTGACGCCATTAATGACTTCAGTGACAACCACCGGCAAAGTAAGCCGGACTTCGCCTTTGAAGCGCTTACCCGTCT